TTAATTCCAAACATTCCAGTATCTCGAATTATTTCATCAAAATCCATATCGCGGTTTTTATCTCTCCAAACAGTTACATCCCCCAACCTTTGGCAAAGCGCTTGATATTTCCCTTGATGCATTGAAACAGCGTAAACGCCGCGGTATTGATCCGGAACTAATCGAGCAACGCCCCCGGAATTATGGAATTGCATAACTCCTTTTTTTCCCGGTTCCGTAGTTGCTTCCCATTCATGAAAGAACCATTCGCCGCCAACCTTATAAGACAAAGTTAATTTATCATCGAAAAGATTTGTAACTTTTTGCCCTGGTGTTGCATTGCGTACTCCAACAATATTAACATCATAATCTTTTGCACCATTAAACCAAACATATCCTTGCGATTTTACGGCCTTTTCAATTTGTTCTTTTGAATACATCTTATTTTTTTATTTTATCAACATCATCTTTTAATTCCGCGCCCCTTTTTAATAGATTCTTTAAGCTATCCCAAATGTTCAATCCGTAGATTACTTTATAATTCTCCGAAATGGAAATCAATTCGATGCTGCAAAGCGTTAATGCTGTTATTTTGGTAACCAATAAAGGAATGGAAAAGAATTTTAGAACAATTGCATCCAGGATCCAGTAATCAATCAAGTACAACATAATAACGGCCACTTCGTAAAGAGCTAATTTACTAATAATAGCGGAAAGCTTCCGCGATGTAATTGGTTGCTTTAATTTTTTAGCTTTCCAAACTCCAGTAATTGTATCGATAAGGATTAAAAACCCAACAAGAAAAATAATGCCGGATATTGGCATAAAAAACGCGGTTATAATGCTGATCAATGTTAATAAATTTGTTTGGATGCTTAATAATAATATTGCGAATTGTGCTTTCATTCTTCAATCAATTGTTCAATTAATATAAAATTTAAATACGCGTTGAACGTTAATCCAACCATTTTTAAATATAATGCATCTTCAAAAAATAAAACGCCGGTTGTAAAGTAACCAAAAACAAAGAATAAAACGCTCCAAATTTTTAGATGAATCATATATAATATGTTTAATTGTTCTTAAAATCATAATTATCAAACGGAATGTTGCACCAATTCTCCGTATCGTATATGTTTACGGCGAGTTCCATCGTCCATCCGGCCGTCATATCTTGTGAACGGTTGATGAATGGAGTTGTTCCGATTGTTCCTTCAATATCAAGGAATTCATCAAAGCGCCATTGCTTAAAAGTTGTATGTATATCCTTACAAATCGAAATGCAATCCGAATGAATTTCGTTTATTTGATCATAATCGGATTGGTTATATTTATCGCATATTGTAATTATGGCATTTATGCCAACATTGAAATCGCCAATTTGCGAAGGTTGTAAAGAAACAACCATCATTGGATAAGTTACGGCATCGCGGGAAACAGCATCCAAAAATTCTCCAAAGAAAAAGGAGTTAATTTGCCGGTGTTCGGTTGCGATCAACTCGAACTCCTTCCGTAGTTGGTTTAATGTTTTTTCCATAATTATTTAAGTATTTTTTAAGCTGTTCAATTTGTTTCTTTGATGCTTTAAACTTCATATAATAAAATTTATTGGAGTATAACCGGAACGATCCGCAAGCATATCTTCGGAACAAGCTCCAGGGCTTGAAGATGAAAGATTATATTCCGGATATAAAGTTTGATTATCCGCTCTCAAATGAACGATTAATCTTTCTTTGTAGAAATATGCATCTTTTCGCAATTGATCCCGCAAAGCGCTTGTTTCGGCATCTGTATTCGGTGTTTGATTCTCATCTTGAATCCTTCCAACGGATTTATTGGTTAATTTCTCATTCAATAAAAGCGCGCATCTGTAATCAACAAATGCAACCAAGCAAGGCGTTACAAAATCATTCATTAAATCCAAGTATGGTTGTGTCCAAGTGTTTGTATTTACGCGCAATAATAGCGCTTTAAACAATGGTGTTGTTAATGCCGGTTGTAATTGTATATCCTGGCTTCTTTTAATAGCAACCGCGAGTAATTTCGTATCCGTATTCATATGAATAAGGCCAAGCTTCTTTAAATTGTCAACGCTTAATAAATAGTCCATAATTTTATTTTTGTTTAATTACTAATTGTTGTTGCCATTCATGGCGGCACCATGGCGTTGTTGCTCCAGTATCTGGATTTGTGTACCAACCGCCGCGATAAGTCCAAACATTGCGATCAACTCGCGTTGAAATGGAATTTATATCATCCCTTGTAAAACTTCTTTTTATGTCAAGCAACTTTTTACAAAATTCCCTTGATTCGGTTTTAAGATCCGGGATTCCTGGTATTGGTTGATAAGAATATCGAACTTCAAATTCGGTTGTTTCAATTTCCAAATCACTAATTAATTTATCGCCAAAATCTGTAATGCTTCCCTTTGTGTAAAGTTCCCAGGTTGATAATTGATTGATTGAAATTGCAACGGTTTTAATATCGGATTTCAATGCCTTCGCAATTGATGCCGCATCTTCGCCATTATTCAACAAACTCAAAACATTCTTATCAAAATCCTTAATTTTTAATTTGATTTCTCCAATTGTTTCAAATAACATATCTTGGCGCGAGAATATCTCTTCGCTTGGTGTATCCCAAGCAATTGGCATTGATTTAATCACAATAAAATTATCTTGAGATTCTCCAAACTCTTCAAATATCTTTAATTCTTTATCCGAAAATGAATTATGCTTGCATTTTGAAAAAGCATTTGTTGGCAATCCAACAATTTTACGAGCTTGAGTTTCATCAATGGAAGGAAATGATGCCAAAATTATGTTTAACGCGGCATCTTTTGTAAGGATTCCGGTATTAATTTGGGCGGCAACTTCAATTAATGAAGCAATTTGCGCTCCATTTAACGCGGATTTTGCAACATCAACCGCAGCAACATCCACAACTGGCGTAATGGCTGCCGGATTTGTTGAATCAAGAACAGCATTTGCATCGGTTTCTTCAATAAGTAACGGCATAACATCGGTTAATTTTACGCTTCCAACATAACCGCCAAGCTTTGCCATGTAATTAATCATCCATTCAATGCGCTTTTGCCTTGCGGAAACGTAAGTTGTTTTAAATATCTCAAATAAATCCGCACTTTCGGCAGCATTAAATGAACCGGTTTGAATAACTCCGAACAATGTTGGCGCGGTTACACTATGAGCAACCAATATATTTTGTTGTACGGATTGCGCGGTTACTGAATAACGCTTATCAAGATCATTGCCGTTTAATTGTTGAACGCTTGGGGCTAAATCCGCGCCATCGGAAAAGGTTATAATTATTTCCCCGGCATCTTCAACGGATTGCGTACGGCCTTTAATTGAATCAGTAATCCTTCGAAGCTCTTCGCTTGATTCCGGGAATCCGCTTGGCATATTTATCAAGGTACCGGATTTGAATCCATTTTGCAATTCGTACATATGAAATTTAGCAATATCAACATCGGTTTGAATCGCTGTCAAACCGCCTTGATATGTTGGCTTCGGATATATTCCCTTTTCTTTGCGAGATTTCTTTGCCGGTTCCTTATAATAAAGAACAAATTGGCCAACCCGGTTATTTTCATCCAGGGCGGGAAACATTCTTAAGTTAGTTTTTTCCGAAGATTGTTGCATTGCGCTCCAATCATCCGAGATATAATAAGTCTTTTCATCTTCGCTCATTCGAATGCGATCAACATCCAAATATTCCCACAAAGCAACGCGAGTTCCTTCCCGGTTCCAAGTACCTTTAACACAAAAACCCCCGAACATCTCAAAATCAAAAGCCATTTGTTCGGCAATCTCATTCATATCAAATGCCGAATATTGGTTGCGGATAAATTCATCCATGTTCCCGGATACGGTTTCAAGGCCATTGCCGGCAATATAAAAAGTTTTTGTTTTTATAATTCCTTGATGCCAAGCGCTTCCATTATATAAATCAATCAAGAAATAAGGATAATCATTTTTCTTTCCCCACTTTACAAATCCAAGTTGGCGATCTTTTTCTTCTTCCGGGAGCATGAAATCTTTTCGAAAAGATAAAGATGTCATTTTGATTTTGTCGTTATTCATATATTTCAAAAGTTATTGGCGATTCATAAAAATTATTTGTTGTTGGTGCTTCAACCACTTCGGCGCGCCCGGTTTCAACAATTCCTTGCGATAATGTTGGATCCAAATTTATTGCGCTTGTTTGTTGGTAAATATTATAAACATATGAACCGTTATAATCAAAGTTAACATCAACGCCATCAATCAAAACAAATTCATCAAAGCGCAAAGTTGCTTGGCTTACATTTGTTAAAATGCAAAAATAAGATTTGAAGCTTTGTTCGTGGATGAACTCAAACAGATAGTTCGGAGCCGGGATTGTTGTCAATTCCGTTACCGTTACCACTATCGGAGTGCTTCCGCTTCTTTGTATTATCAACATACTTTATTAATTTTGGTTGATCTGTTTCATAAATGTAAAATATGCCCAAACTCATATATAATTCGCCTTGGCTTTCTTCAATTTTGTAAAATCTTGATGTTAATTTACTCCAACATTTTGCTCCAATATACTCTTTTTTTATTTTCATATCGTAAATATAAACAAAAAAAAAGGAAAGGAATTTATTTTCCCTTCCCTTTTATGATAAATTAAACTAAACTAATTAAACTGATGGCGATTGTTGTGCTAATAATGCCGCGTAAACTGCCGGGCTAACATCTGGAACTTCATCATTTTCCATACCATTCAAAACAATTACATGGCCTTTTCTATCTCCTTTAAGAACGCCACTTGTGTACTCATTCGCATCCGCAACTTGTAATCCTTCGCCGAAACCAAGGGCAACAATTGTTCCATCCGCGTTCTCAACCAAAGCAACAACCAAATTTTGAGCTAATAAGTGAATCTCACTTCTTAATTCTTTTGAATCGGATGCAATGATCATTGATAAAGATTGCTCATAAAAAAGCGTTCCGTTATCTTTGTTAACTTTAATCGGAGCTGTAAAACTCGATAAGTTTGATTTCAATTTATATCGAAATGTTTCGCCAGTTACGGTTAATGTTGTTATTTCATTCGCCGTTATTGCGCTGTTTGCTAAATTGTCAAGCGGAAAAAGTAGAACGGATTTGATCCCGCCTTTTCCATTTGTACAAGTACG